AGGAAGCACCGGGGCGGCGGCTGCCGCATTTGAGAAGATGTCGGAAACCGGAGAGTTTGCCCAGCAGCGTTTCCAGAACGCCACCAAGATCCTGAAGATAGCGATCGGTGATGAGCTTGCACCGGTGCTGATGGAAATCCAGCAGAGCGGGGCAGATGCGATGGAATGGGCAACGGAGTTCGTCAAGGAACACCCGGAAGTTGTGGCGGCAGTCACGGCACTGGCAGCAGCCCTTGCAGTACTGGCAGCGGCACTGGTCGGGTTACTGGTCGTAAATCAGGTATCAAAAGCGTTTGAGGCATTTTCAGCAGCACTTCTTGCGAATCCATTCGGACTTGTGGCACTTGCGTTGGTATCGCTTACGGCAGCAACTGTAGCGTTTGGCAAGGTTATGAAGGACAGAACATCCGATGCTGCAAAGAACCGGAAAGCGATCGAGCAGTGCCGGAAATCCTATAATAACCTGAAAGACAGCATAGAAGAACATGAAGAAACTGCAAAAGAAAATATCAAGAGTGCCGAAACAGAGGCGGCAACCTATCAAACACTTTCGGATAAGCTCTACGACTTAGCAAATAAAACGAGCAAAACGGCAGCAGAAAAAGCACAGATGAGTGCAATGGTTGACCAGCTCAATGAAGCCATGCCGGAATTGGGACTTTCCATTGATGAAACGACAGGAGCATTGAATAAAGAAAAATCCGCAGTGGATGCCGTGATCGATTCCATGAAGCAGCAGGCTCTTGCTAGTGCATACCAGGAACAAGTGAAGCAGGCAGCCACGGATGTTGCAGAGGCAGAAACGCAGCTGTCAGAAGCACGAAAAGTTTACAATGGGCTTCTGGTAGAGTCGAGAAACGAGACGCAGGAATATAACAAAGCCATGCAGGACACTGGCAATATGGTTGAATCTACGTCTGATATCTACGATGCTCATGGGGTAAAACAGACAGAACTGAATGAACGACTCCAAGAACAGAAAAAAGTAATTGAGGACTTGGAGGGAACTTACAGCGAGGCACAGGAGAAGTTAAGCGAGGCATCCGAAAAAGCCGGAGAATACAAAGTTACCACCGAAGAAACAAATGAAGCCGTATCAGACTCCGCAACAGAAATGTCTGACGAGGTCAAGCAAGCCTATGAGGGCATGAAAACGTCCATCCAGAACAGCCTGAAAGGCATTGTGAATGAGTATGAGGAATTTTCAGGCGACAAAGAAATTTCTGCTGAAGATATAATAAAACATATGCACAGCTCAGAAAATGCTGCGAATCAGTGGGTTCAGAATATGAAAACCCTCGCAGGCCGTGCCGGTGACGGTATGACCAAAGAATTGTATGACCACTTGTTAGAGTTGGGGCCGCAGAGTGCAAATCTCGTCAAAGCATGTACGGAAATGACAAAACCACAGTTAGAGGAATATGCACGGAGTTTTTCGGCAACAAGTGGCGAAGCAGTGGAGGCATCTACAGAGGAACTGTCAGCGATATCTGCGAACTGGGAGAATGCAGGGCAGGAAATTGCCCAGAAAGCAGGCGAAGCCGGAGAGAAGAGCGGCAAGGAACATACAGAAAAGGCAAAAAGCGGGATCGAATCCGGCCAGAAAGAAGTCACGGAGGCGGCCAAGAAAGGCGGAGAGGAAGCCGGAAAAGTGTCGCAGAAAGCAACCGCGGACGGAATCCAGCAGAATTCCGGGCAGGTGTCACAGGCGGCGAGCAGTTCCATCCGGAAAGCGGAAGACGCAGCACTGGGATATTACAAC